AGAGCGTTCGAGGCCGGCCTTCACCAGTTCAGACTGGACATCGGACGGGAGTGTGGCACCCGCCGCCAGCTCCCCGAGAGCGGCATCGATCAGCGCCTGCTGGCCTTTCTTAGTGCTCCCGCCTCCGAGCGCCTCGCTGACGGCGGCCTGCTGAACAGCGGCGACGTCCCCCTTACCCAGCTCGCCGAGACCGCCAAGGATCTGCTGCTGGGCCTGATAGCGAGCTGCCACCAGGGCGGGATCGAGCTGAGATTGGAGCGCGAGACGGTCCTGGGCGCTACGGATGTCCGCCGCCTCGGCCGCCGCCCCGATTTTACCGGGCTCCAACTCGTCGTAGACGAACTTCTTCTGCTTTTCGAGAGCCTCGATCTGCAGCTTCGTTGCGTCTTTGATGGCTTTCGCCTGGATGGCCGCGCCGGCGATTTGCCCGACTGCGCCAAAGATGCCTCCAAAATCCATAGTCTGTTCCTCTTAGAAGTGCGTGGTTTTCCGGGTTTTGGCAATCACAGTTTGGTCAGGAACCAGAGCGCGATTTCCGGAGGGTAGGGAATGCTGGAGCTGCTGTCAGCCGCGATGCCCTGCCCTTCGCCAAAGGTTTCGAACGCAGCGCGCTGCGCCACCCCGGCCGGAACCGTCACGGGATCGGTCCCGTCAGAGTTCTTGGCCGCCATGAGCGGAATACGCCCGCGCAAGCTGACGTTGCTGCTGCCGAAAAGGTCCCAGCCCGGATTCGCGGTGAGTGCTTCCGACAAAGTCGGGTAAGCCACGAATTTGCAGTCCCCGGGGACGCCGTCCACGGTCCGCCACGCACCCCGCTCATACCAGATGAGGCAGGCGATTGTGGTGTCGTAGTATTGCTGGTAGGCTACCGGGGCGGCTGGGCGGTTCGCCGTAGTGCCCGAGAGCACGATGTTGTTGAACGGAGCCCACTCGGTGCCATTGTAGACATACCAGCTCAGCGGATTGCCGATCGAGGGGCTCGCCTCGGTGGGATCCTTGTCGGTCTTGAGCCACACCGCCGGCGTGGTGCCAGAGGGAGTGCTCGTCCCGATCCAAAACCAAGTGGTCTCGCTCTCGGAGATGTCGAGCGGGACGTAGCGCTTGGTGTCTTCATCCCAAACCCACCACTGGGTGCCGCCCTTGAGCCAAGGGCCGACGTTCGAGGTCGGTTCGTTGTCGCCGATGAAAATGAAGTTGGTCCCCGTGGGGGAGACGATTTTCATCCGCCGGAGCATCGCGGCAGCGAGGTCTACCGGTCCGCCCGCAAACGTCTGCGGGATCGGCGCCATTTGAATGATGAGGTTGGTGTCTTGCAGTGCCATAAATTTTACGAGGTTACGGTGATCGACGCCGGGATCTTCACCCAGTCTTGGTCAGTGGTCCCAACCACGACGCTCGGAGTGACCATACGGTAGTAGCAGCCTTCATTTTCGGTTCCCGCGGTGACTTTCACGAACTTCCCTTGCAGCGTCTCTGCGTCGGCGTCCCAGTCGGTCGCCCGCGTGAGCACCCAGGGGGTTCCGGCGGATCCAAGGCTGGTGATTGTGTAGACTCCGTTCTTGCTGGGGAAAAACTCGTTCTTCACCAGGATTCGGTCGTTGACGATGGGACTCACGCCGTCGATGTTCCCTAGCGCGCCGACATTGTCCGCCACGAGTGTCAGTCCGACCTGGGTGTTGCAGGGAAGCGAGATCACGGTGGCCACGTCCACATCTGCCAGCTGATCTGCGGTCATCTCGAAGCTCGATAGCTCCGGGCTGAAGTAATAGGTCCCGACAGCGTCGGCCCCATTGCCGCCGTAGCCGGTCCACAGATAAAGGCCTCCCGAGTTGCCGTTCACGAGGACCGTGAGGATCCACCAGCAGCCGCTGGGCGTGGGCAACACCGGGAAACAGTTGTGCTGAATGTAGGTGAACGTCGCGTTGAGCTCCTGCTCGTTGACCTTGAGGTTCGTGTCCGCATCCCACTCCCAGCTGGAAAAGAGTAGCCCGCGGCAGAAATTGGGGAAGGAGCCATCCCATGCGATCTCGCCACCAGTGGCGGGAACTGCATCGTAGTGAAAGAGGCACGCTTCCAAGTCCGGGAACTCTCCTGCGCTCACATACAGTTGATTCGGAGGAGTAACGGTGTCGGTCTTGACAAGCGTGACATCGAACGTGGGGTCTGCTGCGCCGGCTCCGCCGCCACTGATCGTAGGTTCGAAGTGCAGCTTTAGCTCGCCGCCGTAATGCTGCACCGGGCACGGGGGAGTTAGATTCTGGACGTTATCATCGGCTTTTACCGTCGCCACAAAGGTTGCCAGTGAAACGGGGTTGCAGCCTGGAGGAGCCCCAGAAACATCTGCAATATATCCGAACGATGCGCAGCAGATGAATGGGTCAAGCACAGGGACGTCGGATGTTCCGCCCGTGCAATCACTCACCGCAACAACCCAATAGCCAAGCCCGCTCCCAAAGGGATCGGATTCCAAATAGTAGGCGTCGTAGTTGTTCGAGTCGAACCCGCAGTTCAGGATGATGTTGAGCGCGCCGCTTACATACTCGAACGAATATATGCCTGGGTCAACAATACCGAGCGAGGCATCATTCGCGACACCAGTCGACGGCTGCAGCGAACCCATCGAAACAGACGTATCAGAGCCAAGATCACTGGGGGTCTCCGGGGGAGCTGGGACCGCCGCGCAGTTGCCGTAAGGCCCGGGCGTGCCAGTGTCGCATCCGCCGCCACCACAAGTGGGCGTAGCCACCGTGACGATGCTTCCGCGGACAGTTCCAAGCGCAGTCTGGTAGGCGAGCCGGTAGTAGTAGGTCGCGCTGTCGTAGAGCCCGGTGAGATTTTCGGTGATGTGGACGAAGGCGTTCCCCTTCGGCACAGCCTGGGGCGTCGTCGAGGAGCCGAGATCCGACGTCAGACCATACTCGAAAAAGGCGAAGCCGGGAACGCTCATTGGGTGAACGCTTCCGCGGAATGTTGCTGTTGCGTTTTGAGCCATGTTATGCGCAGGCGGTCGATCCCGCTTCGGTGATCACCACCGGTGGGAAGATACAAAGAGGAGCACTCAAGGGAGTCTCGCCCTGGGGAGTGATGGCGGATACCTTGTAACACCCGAACTCCTCGGGAACCCAGCAGAAAACGGTGCACGCGGTTGGGTCTGGATCGCAGCTGCAGTCTGTGCATCCGGGCACGTTGCGCTCGCAGCAGCACGGCGGCAAACACTCGGCCACGATCTCATACGCACCAAACGGATCCAGCGCGTCGAGGGCCTTGTAAATTGTGTAGCAGATCACGCCCGGGATGTTGGGGAACGTGAGATTCGGGTCGTCCGGATAGTCGGGTGGTTTGAGCGGTCCGGGCGCATCGAGGATGCCAAATGGCGTCAGATCAATGTCCGGAAACCCAGACCCCGATAGCACGACTTCGCAGATCGGCGGCGAGACGTATTCGATCGCCGGCTTCCGCAGCTTGAGAATGTCAATCAGTGTGCTCATCCGACTCCGTTGCTATAGATTGGGGGCACCTGCGCCGCGAGTTCCTTTTCCGCCTGCTTGGTGGCGATGATCTGAGCAACGCGATCCGCCGCGGCCTGCGAGACGATGCTGCTGGAGGTCCCGCTCCCCACCCCAACGTATTCCCCGGACCGCAGGGTCTCGGTAGCCACCCCGGTGTATTTCGTGATGGGATATTCTGCCAGGGCGAGCATGAGTGCCTCGATGTCGTCGGAATCGGTGAGACCGATGCCATCGAAACGGACGCCACGAAAATCTTCCTCAGGTTCGCACGCTTTGTCGTTGCCCGTGTCGTCGTCCATGTCGATCCACGCAAACGGGCGAATCCATTTGATGGTCGCCGGACCGTGCCCGACAACCAAGAGCTGGTGGCTTTCGTCCAGGTTATCGACGGCTGGAGTTTCCGCAGGGCAAGAGCCCACGGCATCGTTGGGTTCCAATTTGTCTGCGTCCTGAGTGCGGAAGATACGACTTTGCGCCTTGAGCTGGACCAGCGTCGTGTCGAGTGTGATCTCGCTGTCTGGCTGCATACTGCCTCGCGCGACGTTGAACTTGGTAGACGCGATCTTTCGAAAGGCTCCGCGCGTCCCGGCCGCTACAAAGGCTCCGAGATCGAGGTCTTCGTCGATCGCCGTCAGAGCGATGTCGGCGTAGCCAAATCGACACGGCAGCCCGGGCAGTTTTTGCGACTGACCGGTGAGACCGAAATAACCCCGGGTGAATAGCGCCCAGGTAATAGGGCACTCGTTGTCCAGACGGTCCGTTGTGAAGGATTCCCATAGCCGATTGACGTCGTCTTTGTCTCGCGAGACGTGGAAAATACGCTCAGTGCCGGCGATCACGCCGTAGGCCCACTCAACCGGGCGCGTCCCCGTCCAGACGCCAGACCACGTAGGGCCGCCTTGGTCGGAGATAGTCTCCCAGCTGTTGTTGTTCATCACCCAGGTGTGTTCGTTGAAGATGTCCTCGTAGGGGACGCTCGCCAGGAACCACTGGCCGAAAATACCGACAGCGACCCCGCTGAGATCGCTGAAGAGGCCGGACTTGCTCTCCATCTGCTCAGTGTCGCGGAGCGGGGAGCGGGAGGTCCATGCGGTGGACGTCGCCGGATCATACCACACGAGACCGGACGAAGAGAACCAAGTGACTCGGCCAAACTGACTCGCGACCGCCCGGCTGGACGAGCATCCGATCTGCAGGATCTCGCGCTGCATCCCTTCGGTCTCGGTCCACTTGTCGCGCTCCCGGATGTTCGCCTGGATGATACTCATCGAC